TGGACGATAAGAGAGCGGACAAGGCGACAGCCGTGGTGCAAGCGATTTTTGGGGCCGTCCCACCCGAACAACCAGCACCTGTGCAGGAGACGTGCCGGGAATGCGCAGGCGAAGGAATCCAGGGAGAAGACGGAGATGGGTTCGTGTCGGGCGTGACATGGCGGTGTGACTCGTGCAATGGCACCGGGAAATCCACCCCACCCGCAGCACCTGTGCAGGAGCCTGTGGCGTGGCCCGTTGGGTCGGCTGAATATCACCGCAGTCTGCTTGTTATGGGCAAGGCGCTGGCATGGCAACGCAGCCGGGAAATTGGCGATGCTTGGAACCAGTTGGCGAACCTGCTTACGGTTCTTGAAAAAGCACGTTCTGCCACCCCACCCGCACAGCCAGCACAGCCAGCAGTGCAAGAGACTGTGGCGCACTTATGGGAGTGCCTTGGTAGATGGTCTGCATATCTTGTTGCCAATGGAGATCAAGCAGATTGCGCCCCACCATCATGGCTTGTTGATGCAGTCAAGAAAGCCACCAAACCCGCAGCACAGCCAGCCGTGCCCGATGCCATTCACCACACCGACCCGAGTGAGCACCCTGAGTACATCCAAGGCTGGAACGATTGCAGAGCAGAGATGTTGAAAGGAATGAAATGACTGACAGAGAGCTATTGGAACTGGCTGCAAAGGCGGCGGGATATGTGAGTCACGGATATGGTGAGCTATGCGGTGGTTCGCCATCTCTGTATTTGCAAGAGGCGGATTTCACGGGAATTTGGTCGCCCCTCACAGACGATGGCGATGCGCAACGACTGGCGGTAAAGCTGGGGCTTCAGATTGTGCATTATTCAGTCACATCAAAAGGGCCAGATCGAGTGAGTGCTGGTCGTAATGGGTCGCCAATTCCATACGGCAAAGACCCCTACGCAGCCACCCGCCGAGCCATTACCCGTGCAGCAGCAGAAATTGGAAAGGCCATGCCATGAAAACCACTTTAGAGATGGCCCGTGAGGCAGGTGCAGACACGCTGATGTATTGGGACATTGAAAAGCTCAAACGCTTTGAAGCCCTTGTCCGTGCTGATGAGAGGTCGGCATCTGTGCAGGAGCCTGTGGCGCGTCAGTATCAGGGCCGTGACGGTGTTTGGAATGATTTCATCAGCGAAAAACACTACAAAGACACTTTGGCAGATGGTTCTTGGCCCATTCGTAACTTATACACCGACCCACCCGCACAGCCAGCCGTGCCGCTGACGCTACCACCAGGAAAGTGCGCAAGCGAATGGGGTGGGTACGCAACAGGCCCGTGCCTCTACACGGCCAATGATGTGATGGAAATTTTGGCCGCCCACGGCATCACAGAGAAAGGTGATTGAAATGAAACGAAACAGACCCACCCGCCTTCATGCGTCCGCAAAAATCGAGCGCCAGCAAAAGCAGCTAGTCACGCTGGCGTCGAAGGCGCTGGGCCTTTGCTCACGCTTGATGATGGCGCAAAAGGAAATCGATGATCAGGCTCGGATCGATGTCACAAGTCAATCAGCACAGCCTCGGCCTGCCTGCGAATGACAAGCCCCCGCACCACTTGACCGCCTGCCCGTGTCCATCGCATCAATTGCCGTTGAGCCTCGGGCCAGTCCTCACGGTTCACGGCGCGGCGCAAAGTGCTGTTCTTGTACGCCCCAAGACCCAGGTTATAGGCAAAGCTGATGATGGCCGCTTGTTGGCCTTCAGTGGCTTCGTGCAAACCCGGCGAAAGCGCAAAAACCCCGGCGGCGAACTTGGCCAAGTCCTTTTGGAACCGGGCATCGGCTTGGCTGCGTGTCCACACTGCACCGGGCCGAACACCCTCACCCGTGGAGCCGTAGCCAATGGTCAGCACTTTGGCGCTGCACAAATAGGGCACACAGCGATCATCGGGCAAGCGCCGGGCATACCCCTCAAACCGCTTGATAAAGTCGGCTGCAAGGCTCATTTTTTGCCGGGCATGAGCGAGCGGGTACCAAAGTGCCAGCCAATCACCGAGCCGATCAGGGCTAGGTCGAATTCATTGGCGACAAAACCGCGCTGAACGAATGACGCAAGCCAAATGCCCACGCACACGGTCGAAACCATCGGGCGAATAGTCCCGCCCCATGCGTCAATCCACACAATGCCCGAAGGCTTGGCCGCTTTGATGGATTCGATGAAAGCCTCACCCTCGGCAGCTTCAAACGCGCCACGGTGCTCTTCTTTCACCAGATCCAGCTTCAAGCGCGATTGAACCTCCAGCATTTCAAGGTTTCGCAAGTGCTGGGCCGCATCGACTTCAGCCTGCATCTTGATTCGCTCAAGCTCCTGCCCGTGGTCCTGCTTGCGCTCCACGATGTTGAACACCTTTTCCAGCAGCCACCGGAAAACCGCGCTGCCCAAAAATGAAAGAATTGCTGTCATTTGTCACCTCCAATTGTTGATTCAACTTTGCGTTTCATGATTCGCTCGAGCCAGTCCAAACCGCGCGCCCCAGCGTGCCCCGCCATGCCCACGGCTGCGGCGGTCAATAGGGGGGCCACATCGAAGGCTTCGCAAAGCCAAAACGCGATTACACCAGCGAACGCAGAGACGCACAATTCGCCGATCAGAGCGGCGGGACTGTAACCGTCTGGCCCGTTTTTGGCCTTGACGTACCAATTCGCCAAGCCACCCAAAAGGGCGGCGGCAAGCACCACACCATATTCGGCCAGCGAATAGCTCAAAGGGGTCTTTGGCGGTGTCTGAGCCATAGCCGTTAGGGGCATGGACAGATGAAGGGCAGTGATGATGATGACTAGGTATTGCATTGGTCAGCCTTGTTCGGTGTTGCCGTTGTGGTCTGCACCGGGGTCGTCTGCTCCGTGTCCGGCTGAGATTAAGAGTTTCATAGTTGTGCAGCCTGCGCAAACAGGTTGTCAAGTTGTTGCTCCGACAGTCCGAGTGCTGGAGCGAGTTGCTGCACCAAAGACATATCACGCTGCACAGTGTTGGAGAACTCCCACTCAATCAGCGCGGCTTTGCGCTGCGCTTCGTTGGGGATTGCATTCAGGGCTGCATCCACATCATCTAGTAAGCCCGCACCAAGCAAGGCGAGGCGCGCTTGCCGCATGGTGACTTCGGTAACCTTTGGGGGGATGACTGAATCAGCAGGCAGCGGCTCGTTGCCCTCAGCCAGCCATTTCAGGTACTCAGCGTAGTCCGAGTATGCTGGGTCGATGGGGATGAAGGCGTTGTCGGCAATGCGTTTGATGCGGTTGGCTGCGCCCATGATGGTGTCGGGAAGAAGTTGGTACATGATTTGCCCTTAAAGTTCGGAGGCGGCTGACGATCCAACCCCAAAGGATGGATATTGACCTTGAGTTCCCACAAATAGGTCCGTTGCCGACTTGCTTGTCACAGTAGAGCCACCGTAGTTAGAGCCAACATAAACAATAGTTGGTGGCGCACGTTTTTCAACCTTGAAAGTCCATGTAACGTAGGTTGGATAAATAAGATTTGTGCACGCTGAACCGTACAAAATACCATCGACTTTTTCGTAATACCGCTGGCACATCATCAACTCACGCCCGATGTCCCTGCGATCAAACGGCGTGGCGACAGAGCCTGCTTCAAGCTGCATATTGCCAATTGTCCAAGTGCCGCTGGTCTGAGCGCCCACGGTCAGCAAAATCTCAATGCCTGTTGTAGCTGCTGCGGGGATTGCAATTGGCGCGGTGTAGTTTGTTACGGTGCTGTTGACGGTGAACGTGCCAGTAGCAATCTGCGTCTTGGTGGGTGTGCCAATGGTGCCGAACGTGTCCGCTGTTGTAGCGTATGAGGCTGTCCATGTTACGGTTGTCAACAAGCTGTTTGCAAGCTCAACAGACAGTGTGGCGTTACCGCCAGCCAAATCGTAAGAGTTCAGTAGCTCAATACGTTGACCTACGCCAATAGCCGTTACACCAGATGCGCCTGTGATCTGCATCCTGTGCTGAGTGCTACCAGACCCAGCCACCCGAGCAGCAGTGACGTTAGCCCCTGTGCTGTAGACAAAGAAGCGGTCAACAGCAGGGTATCCCGTTGACGCTGTAGGGACAGCAGTTCCGGCAGTTACGGTGGCCGATATGGCTCGTTGGACAATCCGCATGTCACCGTTAATGATGCGGTTGCGAAAGCCAAGCTCCCGTCCGCCGTTAGCCAGCTTGTCGGGGGTGACTGCGTTGGCTGCCAGCTTGCCGGGGGTGACTGCGTTGGCTGCTAGCTTTTCCGTGGTCACGCTTCCATCAGGAACCGCCGCCACCGCCGCCCAATTCGTCGCATCACTTACCGGGTCAGTGGCGCTTACCCCGGCAACCCGCCTACGGTACGTCTGGAAGTTGGTCGGGCTGATTGCGTTTTGACCAAGGGCATAGTTGGTGGACGGATTCCACATCGAAGCATTGGCCGTCAAGCCAGCCGTGGTTGCGCTTTGGCTTGCCTGATTCGCCCATGATTCGGTGTCATTCGCACGGGCTTGAATCCATGGAACGAGATCGAAAAGCCAAGTCCAGAATGACGCGAACCAAAGAAGCCAAGCATCCATTCTTGCCGAAAACGTGGACGGCTCGCTTCGCTGTGGCGCTGCTGGCGGTGCGCCGGGTGTTGTTGGTGGAATTGGTACTGGCATGGTTTTTCTCTCAGGTTAGGCCGCGCACTTCGATGGGCAGCATTGTATAAGTCGGGTAGTCAATCGACAATGACCATTCACGGATATGGCCGTAAGTAATTGCTTTTGAGTAGTCCTCAGAATCGCTCGGGAACACAATCACGGCTGTGTCTTTGTAGTCCACCAATGATTGAAACACCGTGTTGTAGCTCGCACGGTCAACCATGACGTTGGCATTGATTTTTTTTGCAAATGTTTGGGGAATGATTCGAGTCACGCCAAACTGGTCAACATTGTAGGACGAGTAATTCGTGATGCCCGTTTTCATGCCCATCTCAGTAATGCCCAATACTTGCACCATGCCGAAATTGAACGTCCCAAGTTTCACGGGGTCGGTTGTTGTTGCACCGCTGATTGTGATTTTGATTCGGGCGGTGGTATAGCTTGCGCTGTTCAGGCCAGTGACAAGGATGTTTTCTTTTTGCTTGAATCCGGCAAAGCAATACGTCCAAAAATCAATAACGGGCTCTTCGTCATCAATCAAGGGGATAGTGGCGGTGTAAATACTACTGCCGTTGTATGTGACGGTAGCGGCTACGTTTGAATCATATGCCACAGCCACAAATAACCCGCCGCCGTAAGTGACAGAGGACCAACCTTCCGCTGATGGTAATGTTGTTTGTATCCAGTTAATTCCATCGGTTGATGTGGCAGCTACGTTTGAGTCCTCTGCCACAGCAACAAATAAACCGCTGCCGTAAGTGACAGAGAACCAATCTTCCACTACTGGTAATGTCCTGCTTGTCCAATTAATTCCATCGGTTGATGTAGCCGCTACGTTTGAGAGAAATGCCACAGCCACAAATAACCCGCCGCCGTAAGTGACAGAATACCAAGTTTGCGATGATGGCAATGTTCTGCTTGTCCAATTGATTCCATTGGTTGATGTGGCGGCTACGTTTGAGTCTGCTGCCACAGCAACAAATAAACCATTGCCGTAAGTGACAGATAACCAACTTTGCACTGATGGTAATGTCCTTTGTATCCAATTAATCCCATCGGCTGATGTAGCCGCTACGCTTGAGTTAAGCGCCACAGCAACAAATAAACCATTGCCGTAAGTGACAGATAACCAACTTTGCACTGATGGTAATGTCCTTTGTATCCAATTAATCCCATCGGCTGATGTAGCCGCTACGTTTGAGCCCGCTGCCACAGCAACAAATAAACCATTGCCGTAGGTTACTG